TGCTGTGCCGCTCCAGCCCCAGTTTGCTGCGAAGCCCCAGTTTGCTGCGAAGCTCCTAAGTGCTGCAAGAGCTGCTCATACCAAACAATTTTGCCATGCTTGCCACTCCAGTAGCCATCGCTGCTGTAGCATCCGCATATGGAGCAATATATGGTACTTTGCCTAATTTGGCTGCCATGCCAGCAACTTTTGTTGCAGGTCCTGAAATGGTGCCACTAGCATTAGCTTCATCAATCTCTCCCATTTGTGGGACAATCGCCGATGAATCAACACTAGTAACACCAGCCAATTCAACATCCTTCAACCATGCAAAAGTGGTAACTGTCACATCATCTGTGCCATTGTTAGCATGTTTCAAAACATTCAAAGTACGCAAATAAACGTTTCCAAGATTTATCCATTCTCTTTTAGTGATATTTAAGTAATCTCTATGATAAAAGAATGGCATTTCAAGATAACCACCTGATGAATCTGATGGATCTATGAACACCTTAGGCAAATTTGTCATTCTCACCAATGCATCCTGTACTAACGGACTGTACTGGGACACATTATCATACCGATGCAAAGGCTGATATGCCGCGATAGCACGCCCATAATGAAATGGTGTGCCACTAACAATAACCTTGAAACACAGCGTTGCTCGCATCAGCTTAAAATTATTGATACGATTAACTATAACAGGATTTGAAAGATAATCGTCCCATGGATTGATATCCGCAAACAATGTTCCTCCAACTTGCCACTTGTAAGCATTAAGTTTCAGGGGTCGCGAAAAGAAATTCTCATACCTCGCGTATACTTCATCACGTGCTTGACGAATCTCATCGACAGCAGATGGTATTATAACAGAATGACCTTCACGATCATCAGCAAACATCATCTGTTGTTCACGTGTTTGTACCTTGGCATCACCAACAATCATTGGTTGATCCAAAACACCCATGTGAGCTTCCAAATTGGCAAACCTTGGTGGCAATAAAATACTGGTATTAGCTTCACTGCGAACATTACAAGCAGGATAAAACAAACCTGACCCATCAGTATCCATGGACCAAACGACAGACTCAGCTACCTCATCCGACAATTCTGGAATAAGATCTGCTATTACCCTAGTAAAGAAGCGTCCATGATTTTCGAATTCACCATGGAAATTACCAATACTTATACGACTCTTAAGCAATGACGTGATAGTTGAACTCAATTCCATGTCAAGGAACTGAAGCGTTTTCTCTCGTAATTGCCAAAAATACGCACGAAAAGCGTCACACCAACCTGTGGTATGAAACTCATAGTAATGCATTAAATGATCCAAATGTAAAACCCTATAACGTCCAAAAACGCCAGAGGGTCTCCCACTGATCACGTAATACTTACCTTCAAAACAGATGACATCAATTGGTTCGCCAGCTACAAAAGCTTTATTGCGACCCGCATATATGTCATATTTCATTTCAACATTTACACTCGAATCCGAAATGGAAAAATCCGAGCTACTTTCTTGATTTGTGTTTCCGAGTCATTTATCGAACTGTGCTTAAACTCATACACACAGTTAGGGTCCCCTTTAAGATATATAAATCTCAAAATATTTCGCAAAGCCTCTACAGATAAATCGGGTCGTCGATCTGCATGGTAACCAAATACGAAATAGTTTACTTCAACTGTACGCTGGAACCCCAGGAAACTACCGGGGTGGCATTTAAGGCTGCTCCGCACCTGAGTATGACTTTCTCCATTTTCCAACCATATCGTCATAAGTACAATCCAGCATTGTACACATATGGTGAATTCCTGCCTTTCGCGCAACTTGAATCATTTCTTTGCGCCGCTTTTCGTAAACATCTTCACCGTGGCTAAACCACTCACGCAAAGATCCATCAATATTCATTGCACAACATTCATTCTCCGTTAACGGGTGACCCTGCGGATATAAATGCATATGTAATGATTTAAAAATGGACTTGTCAACTAAAGCGCCCAGATGCACACCCAATTTTGGATGATGCACTGATTTGCGTTTTAAAAATTCAAATTCTTCAAATGGCAAGAAGTCAGTCAATTTACTACCTTTATCTGGCATGGTATAAATCTGACCGTACTGCCCCAAAAATTCGGACAAATTTTTAATAGTAAAATTGTGCTCATCAGGATGAACAGATCCAATGTTATCATCACCATATGTGATAACATTGATTCGTTCCCTAAATGGTGGTGGATTCTCACGTCCGTTGTAATAATAACAACGCATGCCCAAACTACCAACGATCCCGTTCAAAACGACTGTCAATGAATTCCCACTAATGTGAGATCCTCTTGTTAGTCCAATCAAAACACCATCGTAAGCGATAACAGAATACACAATATCACCAACCATTGCACGCATAACTCTCAAATCTTCGTCCGTATAATCGCACTCTGCTGCTAAATCAATTAAGATCCGCAACGATGCGATCAACAATTGTGATGGAATCTTTTGGTCGTAACTACCATAATCTCCACCAACAATTCGTTCTTTGCCATATTTAAGGACATGCATATGCATCTCCTCCCATTCTGGACCGTGACAGTTAATACCAACTGCACATTCAGAAACAAGAGGATTCATTTGCAATATCCTCAAAATAGGCAAATAATATTTTCTGATCAAATAAGTCAATGAAATGGCGTTCCCATAAAAGATGCGACATTTCTCTTTTGCCAAAATTTCATCCTTTTTGCAAGCTTTCGCTATCGGATAAGCGCGTACTCCTTGTTTATAACATTTCTCGCACCTATCGATCTCTTGCATAATTTCATCAGAAAATTCCCTTTCGACAAATCCATCATCTCCCACCTTATCCAAACTTAGAAAATTTCGTTTCTTACCAGATAAAGGAAATCCAATAGATGTATCCATTTTAATGGCATCTACAAATCTCTTTCCTGGTATTCCACAAATATTTTCTTGATTGGTCAAAGGCCTTGCATCACGCCACAAGGAACTACGCACTATATCTAGTAGCGGTTTCTTGTAATCTACAACGGCTTTAACCAATAAAGCTTGAGGAAATGGTAACGCAGGATTTGCCATGTTAGCCAAACAGGTTTGCCACCCAAACCATGCTGGCTTCTCCACAGGTCCTCTATAAATATTGGGAACCCCGCAAACTTCTTCTACAATTTCCGATATAGGTAATTTCTGAGCATCACTCTTAAAAGTAGAAGCTTGTCCGCAAGTTCCATATAATTCAATTTGAGAATCCTGTGGCATATAATGAACAGCACTAGAACGAGGTATACTTCCTTGTTCATCAAATGTGGACACACCAAGAATTTCATTTGGAAA